CACAAACACCAACACAAACACCAATACCAACACAATGTACTCTGAAAAATTCCTCGTGCAGAGACTCACTTCTACTTCTGTTTTGCCTATCAGACAGAACGAGGACGACGCAGGCTATGATATTTCATCTGATTGCCATGTCGTTATTCCGCCTCATGGAAAATGCCTTGTAAGAACAGGTATTTCTTTCACAGTTCCAAAGGGAACGTATGGTCAGATCGCACCAAGAAGTAGTCTAAGTATGAAGAACATCTTCGTTAATGCTGGGGTCATTGATAGAGGATACACTGGCGAAGTGAAAGTATTATTGTTTAATATGGGCGAAGAAAGCATTGAGCTCCCAGCGGGTTCCAGGATCGCTCAACTCATAATAAAAAAGATTGCTCTTCCTCTTGTGGAAGAGGTTGAATCACTTGAATCTTCAGACCGCGGTGAAGGTGGTTTCGGAAGCACTGGAGTTTGATTATAAAACTATTTAAAGCCGTAAAGAATGAACTAAAGCTAATAAATAACAATCAGCAAGATCATCTTTTTTTTTATGTCCAGAATAGAAGGCTAATAACTCAGTCTTATCTTTCAACAATTCACTTACACACATCTTTGAGATATCTTTATTATATTTATATTTCGCACCTTGTTTTTCAAAGGCAATATCCTTTTCTTTAAGAAGTTTTTCAGCGAGTTTTACCTTAGTGCTGGCTCCTATAAAATGAATACCAATTATCATCTTTTTCTCAATAACCTTTAAATAGGTGAAATAAGAGTAAATCATCATCTGTATAGATTTCATTGTGGGATTCTTCAACACTGGCTGATTTTCTATGACTACGTAATCGATATGTTCTTGTTCAAACTTATCTTGCAGAACTTTAAAGAGTAATGTGGAAATAAGCGTGAGATTGTTATTCTTAACAGAAGGATCTTCTGCGAGATTTACCAAGTCCCAATCGATAATATCGTTATCTCTTATGAGACAATACGAGAGGTTCTTAATGCCGACATCAAATGCTAATATGGTAACTTGAGCCATTGCTTATACTTATACTTTTACTGTAATATTCTTAAATGTTTTATGATGGATTTAAGATTGAATTCGTGTCTCATGAAGATGTGAGCAACTTTCTTCCAATATGTATCAGATTCGTATTTGATATTTTTATTTTCGTAGTGAATATATTGTTTAAAAGCATCATCGTAGATATGTTTTCTCATCATCCACTCACTCGAACACTTAGTGTTTAATAGGTAATCTCCTATCTCAATGTAGCGCTTCTTTATGACTGTTTCTGGGATGTTCCTCAGGATATTAATAAATATAGCTTTATCATAAGTGTAGCATTTTATGAGCCTTTGAGTCTCTTCTAAAACATGATTATTATCTATTAGGAATATTCTATCTGATAAGGTTTCTTCTGTGATGATGTTTTTGCCATATTTTGGTTGGAGAGACTTAATGATGTGTCCCTTGACATGTTTGATGCTTTTAGTTTTATCTGATGTTCCTATATTGCAGTTATCGCGAGTGAATATGGGTCTGTTGAATTTAAAGCCGATGATAGATTCGATTATTGGAACTACGTAATGAGCCCAAGTTTTATCTGAGGCAGTGTATATGAACAGTTCTACTTTGTCATCATATTTAGTCTTTATAAGTTTAATGAAGTCTGTGAAGTATGGTCTTAAGAGCCCTTTGATATAATCATTTCTATGTGATTTTCTAAGAGATATTTTGAGTTTAAGGTTTTTTATGAGATTATATTCTCTGAGTTGAGGTGTTACGTCTCCTTGAATGGTTCCATCTAAATCTATAAGAATAACATATGGTGCTTGGGTGTTAAACATGGCTTAATTATTTTATACATATAAATAAATAATAAATATGATGAATATGATGAATAGAATGTTATTAGGTGTTATGAGTTTGATAATACTTGTAGCTTTATATGTTGCATATAGAAGATTTAGGGCGACTAAAGAACAGTTTGCAAATTCAGACATTCAGAAGACGAAAACTTTTATAGACACCATAAATAGTATCTTAAATAACATTAGCCAGCGCAAATCTTCGGTTGTAACTGATGACGTAGGTGAGGATGATGAAGAAGCCAAAAACAACTCGGCTTAATCGCTGCTTAAATTTTATTTTTATTTTTATATATTAAATGGACTTAGAAGTCATCACTAAATATTTCCCACTGTTGCTTGTCTTGGTTACATCCATAGTAATATTTATAATGTTCTTTAAGACATACAAGAAGCGTAAGCAGACGGTAGAGAAGTTTGAAGAGGAAGAAGTAAGAGATGTTGGACTTGTTGGACTTGTGAATGAAATCAGAACCTCAATAATGAATAACGAAACTGAATATCAAAATAATATGAATATGGTTTTAGAAAAGATTTCAGTTTTAGAGAATATGCTAGTTGGCACAACACAAGCAGCAATCAGCAAAGCAGTAGCTCAGCCATCAACTGTGCAAACAGCAGTAGCTCCCACAATGCCTACAATGCCTACAATGCCTACAATGCCTACAATGCCTACGGTGCAACCATCAGTTGCTCAGCCACAAACAGCGCCTACAATGCCCACAATGCCCACAATGCCTACGGTGCAACCAGCAGTTGCTCAGCCACAAACAGCGCCTATGGTGCAAACAGCAGTAGCTCAGCCACCAATAGTGCAATCATCATCAGCGCCTACAGAGCCACCGTTAGTTTTTGATGAAGATTTAGATGATGAGTCAAATATGGGAGACGAAATAGTAACTGAAACATTCATAGATGGTATTTCTTGTGGTTCTACGGCGAATTGTGCTATGTTCTAATGTCATATAATTTTTGATTTTTTATTTGGACAATGATGATGACATCAAATATTTTTGTATTTTGAAAATAAAAATGGATCTCACTAATCATCCTTTTTGAAATATTCGCGCAAACCATATAGACTTTTCGAGAATTTCATAAGAGATTTTCTACAAGAATTATATAACTTTCTTTAGTCATCAATATGTTAATAATAGTAATATTGCGAAGCAACATACCCTGCAACTCCATATAGTTTTATAATGAGTTTTCATATGCATTCTATAGATATTCTTTATACTATTATCGAGAGATCTCATATGTAAGTCGCGAACGGCCGCGCATCATACAATATTACAATTTATCATTACAATTTATCAATTATGTCCGATACTTTGAATCTAAGTTTATTGTTAGCAGTATCCTTCACGTTTTGACACAACACTATAAAGGCACTCTTATCTATCATATCAAGGATATTTGTGTTATCTATCATTAACTCAATATGAGAGAAGAGTTCGTATTGAATCATGTTGATATGAATGTGATCCTTATTATTTTGAAAATAGGTCAATATGCTATTAAAGTGCCTCTGATACATCTGTTTAAGATACTCCTCCTCTGACTTTTCACAATCGATTATTTTGATGATCTCAAGAATCGTCTTCAGCATGTTTTGCATCATAGAAACATTCTTATGGTGATCACAAAACTCATCATAATCATCATAACTCAGCTTATCAAATACAAGTAGGAAATTACTCACCTCAAAATAGGCCATATAATCACCGATGAAATTGTATATGATAATATCGATCGTATTCCTATTATTATTATACAATTCTTTGATGATTTTACAGATAAGTTTAGTATAAAAGTTAGAAATTTTACTGTAATTTATGATTTTATTTATTGAAACATCCACATCTACTTGATGTATCGAGGCTATAATCTTCTTTACCATAGAATCGTAATTCGACGGCGTCAATTTATTCATCAGGGCAAATACATATTTGTCGTTCTTCTCTACAACGAAACACGCCTTGTGTTTCTTTATATAATTGCTGAGTTTATGTTTATAATTCTCGTCCTTGTGAGGGACATACTTATAGTTGTGGGAGAAACACTCGTGATTAATGACAATATCTTTCATTATGTCTTTAACCTTTTTATTGACACACGTGTCAGCACCAACTATTATTTTGTGTTTCATGAATTCATCATACTGGATGATGATAATATCAGTCATTTTGCGTAAGGACATAATATAATCTACTTAAATATATTTAAGTATGTTATATATATGTATATATATATACCATGAACTATAAAAAACAAATAGACAATATTTTTTCAACAAGATCTATTTATAAATCCCTGATCGTTTGTCATGATAACTTTATAATGCTAAAACTTTATCATTACATGAGATACGATAACTATCCAGTAGCAAATATATCAGAATTAGACAAGTTTAGAGCGAACAATTGCAGAATCCTTTTTATAGATCACATAGACTATAAAAACATCGAAAAATTATTGGAACCCAGTGATATCGAGATGATAAACGCTATATTCTTTGTAGGGTGCGAAAGCTACCCTATGTTTAAGGATGATAATCTGAAATATTATGTTATACAATAATAAATAATATCAAAGATGATGATGAACATGATCGTATTCATGACGATGACTGTGATCGTAGTTCTCGTTGTATTAACTATGTATAAAATGTATAACAAGACTGAGAAATTCACTGAAGATGTAAAAAAGGTGTATTTTATTTATGCTAATTGGTGTGGTCACTGAACTCGATTCAAGCCTGAATGGAAGAAATTCGCGGAGGCCTCTGCCCAAAACAATGTAAAAACCTTCGCCCTCGATGTCGATGATTCATCCAACACCGCATTCATCGAGATGAACAAGGTTACATCTTTCCCAACAGTCATCGTAGCGAAGGGTAGTGGCGAGAAGGCGAAATACGAAGGTGAAAGAACCGCCGAAGCCTTAAATGCCTTTGTTAAGGCGTTCTAATTTTTTCTCAATAAATGTTTTGATGGTGTCGTATCCCAGATCAATCTGTGTTTTAATAGTAGTTTCATCAAATATGAATTGCATTTTTTTTATGTTGAATCCATTTCCCTGAGTGATCAGGTTGCATTCATTTTCGTGTATAGGAGAGGCTTTAAAGTCTACACTCGTGTTAAACATGTTTTGAATGAAAGATATGATACCAGTTATCGGTGTTCTCTCACTTATCAGATTAAGTCCTATAGTGTGATCAATGGACTCTTTGAAATATGTGATTGGAAAATTGTCATATATAAAAGCATCAACGTGTAACTCATCATTATATATAAACGGCGTGAAGATTAAGGGGATACTAGAACTGGCCTTCACCGCGTCGATTACTCTTACTTCTGGTGTGTTATCAACACAAAAATAAAACATCTTCCCTTTAGATATGTTAGCCGTTGCAACAATAAGGTTTCTTCCAAATTTTTTAGCCATATCTTGAAAGGTGATGTTGTGGTCGATGTTCTTTGAATCGTAGATTATTTTGACAATGTCCATGATCTTGTCTCCATTGTCGAAACCAAAAGATTTATTGAACTTTAGGATGCTTCTTATATTCACTATCTTCATATCGACATTCTTTAACTTTTCTAAGAAGTTAAGAGTTTCAGCGTAGGTGAAATCGAATATAAATAAGAGACTGAAGATCGCCCCAGATGATACGCCCAATATGTTCTTAATGTTCTTCTTGAGTTCTTTGTGTTCATCAATGTATTTAAAGCATCCGAGGTATAAAATCGCCCCCATACCTCCTCCAGACAGAACGATATTTGAGAACATATTATATATTTATTAATTATAATTAATTATGCAACAGTTAAATATATTTGAGTTGTATAAATCTATCAATGACAAGAAAGCAAGCAAAATAAATCATTTCGAGCAGGTGCTCCTTAAATGTCACGCGAAGATCAAGCTGGCAGCTAAGAACAATCACTTCGCCTGTTTCTTTGAAGTTCCAGAGTTTGTTATAGGAATCCCTCTCTTTAATGTGACGGAGTGTATAACTTATATCATAAAGGCTTTAAAAGATAATGGATTTGTTGTGAAATACTTGTATCCTAAGACAGTGTATGTCTCATGGGATCCGAAGGTGGTGAATAAGACGGAGATCGATCAGAACAGTGGTTCATCTCTTGATTCTTACGACAACTTCTTGATCGCACACAAGTCTGGGAAGAATATTAATGGGAAATTTGTGTTAAATGTGGATGATTAATAGCAAAATCCCATTATTTAATTTCTAAATTTATATAAATTAGGTTATGACGATTATAAACACGTATTATAGCACAATAGAGGAAGCGTGGGGGGTGGATAGGATCGACAGGAAGAAACCCGTTAAAAAGCCTACACCTACGTGTAATCTGTATGAAAATAGAAATAAACCGAGAGCGAAACCTTATCGTGGCAATACTGTTAATGAATTAAATTATAAGGAAGCTATGTTTGCAAACAATAGTAACGAAGATTACGATAAGTATTATGGATACGCTGATGCAAGGGCGCACTCAAGAACGACTAAACCTTTAAAGAATCACAAGGCTTATTTTAAGCCAGAAGATAGGCGCCGTGTAGCAATAAATCCGAATACGAACACATATATGGAAGTAGATGATGCTGTTTATGAGGAGAACATAGATAACGCTGAGAATTATAATGTTGTAGAAGAAGAGGAAAATAGGATATACGAAGAGACACCATATGAAGAAGTGTATGAAGAGAACGATGATAATTACTTGACCAATATGAAGACCAAAGCGACTAAGAATGTGAATATGGACAGATATGTAGAGGAAGAGATAAATGAAGAAATAAATGAAGAAATAAATGAAGAGGTATATGAAAAATCTAAAGCTAAGAAACAATACTATAATAATCGCCAACATGATGCTAATAAACAAATATTAGATTTGTCGCTCTATACGCTATCGGGTGTGCTGGTCATTTTCATGATGGAGCAATTTGTTCAAATGGGCATGAAAATTAAAACGTATAAGTAATATAATAATGATGATGAAGATGATGATGTTGAAGACTGATGCTATTAAAAAAGTTTTACAAACTTCGATGAACATGATGAATGATAATAAGTTCTTCTTTGGTTTGACGATGCTTATATTGAATCTTGGTTCAAAGTATTTGGTTATGGATATTAGTAAAAGTCACGAGATGTTCCTTAAATCGACGATCATCCGACGATTCACGATATTTTGTATGTTCTTTGTGGCCACGAAGGATGTATATGTATCGTTCGTAATGACTGCCGCGTTCATCATCTTTGCTTTAGGTATATTCAATGAGAAAAGTCCTGCTTGTGTTCTACCAAAGTCTTTGTTTGACGATCACGTCACAGATGAAGAATATAAACTGGCACAAGAAATATTGTCCAAATATGATAAGCAAAAACAAACAAAAGAAGACAAAGACAAAGACAAAAAC